AGTATCAGTTGGGTCATATTCCCCTTGATTTGAGGCTACGGGTAATGGAGGTCCGTTAAATGTTATTGTGGTATTAAAACCACCGTTAGGTCCATATTCATTTAAAGGATATAAGTTAGATGCGAACGGGTCATCAGCAATTAAAGTATCAGGTGAGTCAATAACGTTTGATGTGTGTATTTCAGGTTCATAAGATATTGGCCCTGATGGTGGGTTATAAACACCTGTAACGTGATATGGCGCTAAATTTTTTGCTAATAGAATATCTCTAAAAGCTGAACTTGAACCGAAAGATAATGGACTTGTAGGCATTTAACGTTTTTTATTATAAATAGATATCGTGTTTATTTTTAAGCATAATTTCTACTCATTTCCATTAATTGTTGTGGATTACTCGTTGGAACGTCTCTATTATACCTACCTTTAGTTGCCGCGTCAACAATGGCTTGTTTAACACCCACAGTTTCAAATGCTTGAATTAATTGAGCGGTATCAATATTTGGTGGTGCACTTATATTTAAATTGATATTGATTGGTCCATTATCAACTGGCGTCATATTTTGATTACCCCCATTATTTGCGGCACTTGCCATGTTAGCCATAAATTCTTTACCTTTAGTCATAGTTAGGAAACTATCTTCAGGTAATGGGTTAATTGTTACTAAACTATCTTTAACAGGTACGGTTGGTGTTGTTAATTTTTCATGTTCCATAAATGCGGTACCAAATTTTTTGGTTCCGTTAATTACCATTTCAACAAATAAATTTCCAGATTCAGTCATTCTATCAATGGCCGTTTTACCTCTGTCAACACTTTCAGTAAAGGCTTCACCCATAAATTTACCCGTTTTTTCAACCGAATCTTTAGCAACACTTAATACTTCAGAAAAAGAACCTTCACCCTTAATCAATTTATTAATAGATTCCATAACTTGTTCGGAACCTTCACCAAAACCTTGTCTAATATTTTTAGTACTAAGTTTTTCACCCCCAAATGTGTCAGCAACACCTCTTGTTAAAATTCTTGGGGCTTCTAAGGCTTGTGTGGCAATTTTAGTACCACCAATAGCGTAAGGTGTTTTGACAAGAGTCGCAATATTTGCATTAATATCTTCTAAATTTGTTAATTGACCCTTAGCCATTTCTTCCATGGTTTTTGGTTGGGCCATCTCTTGTAATACTTTAAGTTGTTCAGGGTCTTTTTGTAACTTAGTAATCGCTTCATCTAAACCTAAACTTTCACCACCTAAACTTATTTTAAACTCACCACCAGGACCCATCTCGGCCATACTAGCGATTAAACCTTTCTGTTCTTCAGTAAACGCACCTTCAGGAAACTTAATTTGTTTCATTTTCTCAGCGGTTTCTGCGGCACCTAAGGCCATTTTAGAAAGTTGACCTGACGGTAATCCCATCGCTTTTTCAACTTCCATTAATTGTCTCTTAGCACCAGGAAGAATTTCAAATTGACCTTTCTCATTTAACTGAACAAATTGTTCAGACATTTTAGCAATTTGATTTTGTAATTCAGCTGGGTCATTCTGAGCCATATCCATTAATCTTAATGGGTCTAACAACTCACTATTTGCAACACCAAGTCTTTGTAATGATGCCGCCATTTCAATAGCTTTATCAGGACTAAATAATTCGTCAGCAATTTTAAGTGTACTTTGCATATCAACCCTTAAAGACACCGCTTGAGCCGCCATTTTAGCCATACCCTCAACACCACCTTTAAAGTTGAATTGGTTCATCGACGCCATGTTGGCAACAACCTGATTACTAACCGCCTGAGCGTTAACACCCGATTCTCTTGCAACATTAACAACTTTTTCCATCTCACCAGATGCTTGATAAGCTGAAATTCCCGCATCTTTAAAGTTTTTAACTAATGTTTCAGCACCAATACCAGTTACTTTAGTTGTTGCGTAAAGTTTTTCATAAGACTCCGACATTACAACAACGTTTCTACCTAAAGTTTTTGCAACTGATTCTTGGAGCTCGGCAATATCACTAAATTTACCACCTAAAGCCGCAACGCTAACAACAGCATCACCCATTGCTTGTTTAATACCAACAATGTTTTCACGTGTTTGACCAAAAGATTTGACAATACTAACCGCTCTATCATCCATTTCGATAATAGTTTTAGCGATTTCAGAGGCACTAAAATTTTTCTGTAAAGCTTCACCAACTTTTTTCAGACTAGACTCAACAGCCTTTAACTGACCACTTAAAAAATCAGCACTCTCACTACCTTTGTTATTATCGTCAAGCATCTATTAATGTATTTTATTATAAATACACCAAAATGAATTTTACTATTTATCTTTTGGTGTATTGTCATCAATAATTCTATTGATTAAGTATTTTCTAACATAAGTAGGCATAATAAAAAAATCAGAATACGATATCCTAATAAACCTAGCCAAAAAATAATATTCTTCGGTTAAAAATTGTCTGTGATTAGAAGAAAGGCCGAAAAAACTCAACCCCAAAGGCAATCTCGAAAGATACCAAGTCTCCTGAAGGGGCTTTTACTGTTTGTTTTAAATCTAATGAAGGTTGATTTTCTCTAAGGAAATTACGGATATATTTTGAATCCATTATTGGCATTTGGTTAACAAATGATGAGATGGTTTCTTTAGAATCACTACCATCTAATTCAATAATTTGTTTCATTAATCTCCAAGTAACGGTTGGTGCTGCCATACCAGCAGGATAACTTTCCGCCATTTTAGAAATTTCTAAAGATTCCGCAAAATTTAATGGTTTTAATTTAACAGTTTTACCTGTTTTTGGTAATTTAGTTACGAAGTAACCATTCTCATCAGGTTCATGTTCAGTTTTTTTAATATTTAATTCATCTAAAATAACTGTATGATTGAATGGTTTTCCTGTTTGTGGGTCAGTAACTTGAACATTATATTCAGGGCCAAAAGAAGTATTTCTTAAAAAGATTAGGACTGCTTCAATGTCCCCATCCATAAGTTCTTCAGGTCTAATATCACGTTCATATATTTTATTACGTAATAAACCCATAATTAAACTATCAGTACCGTTAGATGCTGAAGTCATTAATAAATTTTCATCGTTGGCAGTTAAATAACCAACTTTTATTGCTTTTTTCTTATTTTTGTAGAAAATACCTCTAGACGGTAGTTGTACTATGTCGTGTGGTAAGTTGAAGTTTTCGGTCGCTGCGTTATACAATGATTCATCCATAATAATGTCTTTTTATTATAAAATATACGAAACGGTGTTTTTTTATAAATAGCAAATAAAAATCCACACACTTTTGGTATGTGGATTTAAAATATATTGACTGAAATATTTTTTTTGTGTATTAGTAAACTAAGATACAACGGTCCATACGTAATGTCGCTGAAATACTCGCTAATGCGTCAGTATTATAAGCTAATGAATCGAAGTTAACATCTGATAAGAATGTTCCTTCTAAAATCCATTTCTCAACAACAACACCCGTAGGGTCTAACATTTCTAAATCGACGTTCTTTTTGTAACCTGCCGCATAACCCATACGACCTGTAACAGATTCCGCACATAAACGTACCCATTCCATTAAAGCTTGAGACGCTGACGGACCGATTGGGTCACGGAATTTAACGTTTATAGTACCCCAAGTAAAACGACCTGCAACATATGTTGAAGTGTTTAAGAAAGGTATCTCAACAGGGTTAATTGTGATATGTGGTCTTGCCGTAGATTCAACGAACCATTCGTTAATCCCCAAAGTTGTTGGGAAACGAAGTATAAACCTATTCTGTCTTTTAGGTTCATACGGTATCGGCATTTTCATTAATAAATCAGCCATTTCAGTGTTTTTTTATTATTCTTTTTGTTTATTATTTTATTTATAAATATCACCAAATAAATTTTTTCTCTTTACTTTTAGATTTTTAAAAATTATTCTTGCATTATAAGTATCTAGTTATTCTAATTTTTTTACTCCTCCTGCTGTAGAATAAACTTTTAATATATTATCTGGTTCATTTTCAAAATGAGATTTAATTTTTTCTACATTTCTTGGGTCATCGTCTGAAAAACCAATCTTAGGTAGTGTAAAATTATTGGATACTTTATTTTTTAAATAAGCCTTCTTATGAATTTGTCTAGATTGTTCTTTTACATATTCGATAAATTCTTGTAAAGCTTTAATTTTACCCTCCTCAGGGTTTGTTGCCGACCCCTCACCATAACTTACAGGGTAGAATCTACAAAGGTCCAAATATTCACGAATCATATCTTTTTTAGACTTTGTTTCTTGGTCTGCTAAATCTCTATATTTTTCTAAATTTTTTACTAACTCATTTGAGTTAATTCCATTATGGTTTGAAACTATATAATTGTATACCGCCTCTTTCATAACTGATGGTGTGTGACCTCTAGCTGTGACGATTGAAAAAATTGACCCGTTATTAATCGCTTCTACAAAATCAGGCCATGCAGGACCGTCTTTTGCTAACATTGCGTCAACGATAAATTGTTTATCACCTTCAGTTCTAAAATATCTAAAAGCATCATCTGCAAATCCCTCAATAGTGTGACCTTCATATTCGAAAGGTTCTTGACCAATTTTTAATCGGTATTCTGCAAAGTCCTCAGTTGACATACCAACTTCACGACCCTTATCATCTTTTAATACAATCTTAGTTGGCATAACCTTAATATTATCATCCCAATCGAATGCGTAATATTTCATATCGGGTGTACCTGACTCATCAATCCCCTCAATAATTCTTTTTTTTGTAATCATCTTATATAATTGGCTAAAAAGTGGGGCCGTAACCCCACTTTACTTTTTTATTAAATGTTCTCGAAAGAAGCTCCTGTCGGAGTGATATAGAACGTAATGTCTATGAACTCTAAAGAACGTGTTGGTTTAATGTAGATTTTACCTGTCATTTGGTTTCTATCTAAGTCAGCAACATCTGAAGATACTGTTACACGGAAATCGTATAAACCTCTGTCTCTTCTGATAGCATCTAAGATAGGGTTAACCGCATCTAAGAAATCTTGTCTTACCTTAGCGTCGTTTTGTTCGAACAACAATCTAACTGAAACCGCAGAAATCAATTTACGAGCTTGTAATAACAATCTTCTTACGTTGATTCTATCAAGAGCTGATTGTCTGATTTGAAGTGTTTTATTACCCCAAATTACTGTACCTACGTCAGCAAATGTTGCGATAGGGTTGATTCTACCTTGGTATAATGTATCTCTATCTTCTTGAGTCAACTTCTTACGTGCTTTGATTGAGTTAACAATACCACGAGTGTAACCCGCCGCCGCGAACCATGGGAATGCAATGTTATCTGTTAACGCCAAGTTTCTTGTTACCTCAGCAGTTGCTGGTAAATAAATTTGAGTGTTATTTACACTATCTCTTGTTAATACCCATGGGTAATAAGTTGCTGTATAGTTAGAGTCAATTCCTGTAGTGTCTAAGTTATCAACCGCTTCTTGAGGGTAGATTAAATCTTGACCACCTTGAGTTGAAGGTACAAACATGTTATAGTCAGGTGTTGTACAGATATATAATGAGTCAGCTCTATTGAATTCAATCATTTCGATTGCATCTTCAACTAAATCTGAGTTATATACGTAGTCAATACCTGGTGTTACAAACACGTTAATGTTAACCGCCTCAGGGTTTGAGAAAGTTTGTTGACCTAATAAGTAAGCGTAATAGTCAGTGTTTGCCCAATCTTGAGTGTTGTTACCAACAGTGATTTGTTTAAACGCCCCCCATCCTGTAGCTGTTGGGTATTTAATTGACGGACATGCTCCGTGTAAATAACCTTGTCTACCTAATTTAAATCTATCTAAGTTTGTTCTTGATTCTCTGTAGATATCCCAACCATCAAAACCACCTTGTACTAAGAACGAGAACTTACGTGCATAAATTCTATAGTATTGGTTAGATTCAACATCAGGGTCTTGAGTGAATGGTGATGCTCCACAATAGAATGCTGGTGTACCACTAGTTACGAATACATCAGGGATTGTGATAGCACTTGCGTTAACGTCCATGTGGAAACCTCTACTTCTGTAGTTCCAATCTTCACCTGTACTATCAGTACAAATATCTAAAGGAAGTTGTTTACCTTTATAACTGAAGTAGTCAACGTCAATACCTACAGTATCTGAAATACCTAAATAAGTTCTACGAACATTATCACCAGCACTTGTACTTGCGTTATCACCACCTGTTGATAATCCAAACGGTGGGTTCCAAATAACTTCACCTGGGTAATCATATTTGTTTTTAATAATTGGGAACGGTGAATTAACACCCGCATATTCTCTAAAATTAAATCCTAAGAAACCACAAGGTAACGCATCTATCGGTGCATCTTCGTTAATTTCAATCATAACAAATTTAGAATTCAATTCGTATTCACCATCTGTTGTACCGATTTTTTTAGCGATGAACGCATTATCGTTAGGGTCCATATTACAATTTGTAAATTTCTCAAGAACAACAGGGTTGTTATCAGAATCGAAGAAATCTCTAACTAATACGTCAAATGTTCCGTTATTAAATGAAATATTTGCGATTGAAATTTTAACTTCAGTGTTTGCTGCGTCACCATCAGCAATAGTTGTAAATTTAAATAAGTTGTAAACTTTATTACCTCTTAATTCAGATACAACCCACGGTGATACTGGTGATTGATATTTTTCTAAATAAAATGCTATTGATGTTGCATCAACACCTTGTCTAGCATTAGGTAATGCAGTTAATTCACAATTTAATCCTCTAATATAACCTTTTCTATAACCATAAGTTAATAATGCTTGGAATTTTTCCTCAACAAATAATGGAACTACCGTTCTTGGTTTTCCAAAGTTTGATTCACCAAATACTTTTGAAATGTATTCAGGGTCAGAGTTTGAGAATGATGTTTCAAAGAAATATTTGTTACCATCTTTATTTGTTACATTTAAACCGAATCTTGCGAATGGGTCTTTAGTTACTCCTGAATAACCAGCAGTACAATCCATACTTACATCTGTTAACCCACTTACTTCATAAACAGGTCCATTATCACTACTATATGTTGCAATACCTCTTGAACGAAGTGTTGCGATTACTAAATCGTCATAATCTGTAAATGCCGTTCCTGAGAATACATAGATTCTACCAATTAAAGTACCTGTATAACAATTAACTGGAACAGGTGCTGTTGTTGTTGTGGTTGTTGTAGGTGTTGGTGTAACACAAGGATGTGTTGTTGTGGTTGTTGTAGGTGCCATTGTAGTCGTAGTACTAACAGGATTCAAAGTTAAACCTGTTACGATAGACCAGAATGAATAACCACTATATGATGCGTTACCATTATTATCAAATAATGCGTAATACCAAGGGTCATTTTGTGGTGCCGCATAATTGATTAAACTTGCGTCAACATTATTAACACCAAATACGTTTGTTTCACCTGTGAAAATAGGTGCGAATGCTTGATAAGTTTCACCCGAAATTGGACCGTAATAATAAATTGACGTGTTTTCAGTTGAGGGTGTATTTAAAATATCGAAGATTTGATTCTTCATATTGATTCTCATTGAAGAGGTACTACCATCGAATAATTCGTAAGGGATGTCAATTTTGTCCGCAATTTCTGCAGGGATTTGAGTTGGGTCTAAGAATGAAATAGATGTTAAACTATTTGTACATCCTGAGAAGTCGATTGCAAAATCAATAGTCTCATATTCAACACATTCTGTTACACAGTCAACTGTTGTTGAGCTTAAACAGTTAAAGTTAACTGTTGATGGGTCTACGTTTGCTTTAGTTGTAATTGTCCATGATGGACCTGCATCATAACCTGATAAACCTAAAATTCTTGTTACAAACAACTGATTTGATTGTTGTAAATAAGATTTAGCGATGTATGACGCTTCGTACTTAGGGATTTGTGTATTTATGAATTTTTCTGGAGAAGTCCCTCCAAAGTAAGTTGAGAATTCATCGTAATTTGTGATGAAAATAGGTTCGAAAGCGGGACCTTTTAAAGTCTCACCTACAATACCTAAAGTAGTAACCCCAACACTTTGGGCTACGAAACTCAAATCAACTTCAGATGTATACACCCCAGGAGATACGAATACTTTACTGTTTGTTGCCATTAGTCTTTTGTTTTCTTAATTAATTTATTTTCTAAATAAATATTATCAAAAAAACCAAAATACTTTACTTTTCTGCAAGTATTTATTATTAGGCAGACAAAATTCTGCCTTTTTTCTACCATGGAGAATAATGAGAAAAAAATAAAGAATTTAAAGATATCTATTGAGGTTCATGATATACTAAAAACATATTGTGAAAAACGTGGAATAAAGATGTATAGATTCTTAGAACGTTTGATTATTGAAAAGTGTAAAGATAAACCTGATATCTACGGGGAGAATTAAACCAATAGGTTGTTAAACTTAATAACCCCTTCTAAACTATCATCATTTTTTGAAACAACTAACTTTAACACATCGTTTGTGTTAATCTGTATTTGTGATATATCACTACCATAATAGTCGTTATTGATGAACACATCAAACGTATTAATATTTTGAGTGTCACCCAAATTTAAATCAACTGTATAATCAAATACTTGGGAAATAATATTGTTACCCACAACAAACAAAACATCTAAAGTTGTGCTGGCGGGATTATTATCTTTTTTAGGTTGTTTCCTAACTGTACCCGTTTCAAATTCAACAACTTGTAATACTCTACTGACTGCGGGTGAAACCTCAAACTCATCTTCGTCAATTAAAAACCCTAACAATGTGAACTCATAACTTTGTACATAATATTTTCTTTTTTCAATATCCATTACAGATTCATCGGAAATATTACCCATTACAATAGGAATGTAATGTCCTTTTATTACGGTATAGGCTTGTTTAGAGGCAAACGCTTCAAGAATGATTTTATTAAACTTGTTTAACTCTCTCATTCGATTACACACAATTTTAACTGTATAACTAATATCTACAGGAACGGGTTGTGGTATTTTATAGATATCCATACCAGTTCTGTTACCATCCCAAGTTGGTACTTGAGCGTAAAAATATTGTCTCCTATTTGGTATGTTGTATAATACGGCAGGATTGGTACCAAATTTAACTTCAGGTACTCTGACAACGGTAATGAATGGCGGTTCTATATTTTTATCAATGTTTTGGAAATTCCAAGTTTCCGTAAATTGAGCCCAATTTTGTGTTGTAACAATAATATCAACCATTGGTATTACTTTACCATCAACAACGGCCTTTAAATCATTTTTAACAAAATCTAAAAACCCTCTATCCAAATCGGCATGTAAAATTGATTTAGGTAAAAACGTACCATCCTTATTAATTTTATCCAATAACTCATGTCTTCTCGGCAAAAGTGTTTTTTGCGGAGTTAATGGAATATGTTTTTTTATTTTATTTGGTAACGGCATTTTAATGTTTTACAATTTCGTTGATAACAAATAGTTTGTTTTTTTGATTTACCATATCAACTTCTTTAGCTCTATATACAGGTTCTTCTGTTGATTTGTAAACAAAACTATCGTATTTGTATGGGTTATAAGTAACCACATTTGAATTAGATTCTTCAGGCATGTTTTCACAAGGGAATTGACAATAATCGGCTAAATCACCAATAACAAATGCGTGAACGTTTTTTGCCATCTCACTTCTAACTCTTTCTTTACCACCTTTTCTTACCCTAAATTCAACATCCTTTAATTTAACGTAATCTGCATGTAATATAACTTTTGATTTATACGTTACAGAAAATGTGTGTTTGTGTAAATTGTAATATACCATTACTTTTTTACCCAAAAATAAATTATCAAATTGTGATTCAGTTATTATTACCTG